TAGCGCCCCGTTGACCCAGCGCGGTCAGCAACAATTTGCGGTGAGGTGTCCGAGTGGCTGAAGGAGCACGCCTGGAAAGTGTGTATACGGCAACGTATCGGGGGTTCGAATCCCCCTCTCACCGCCACATATAGTAGGACGTTACAGGGACAAAGTCCCGTGTAGACTGACTTCCGAGACTACACAGAGACAACGGCACTACAAAAAAAGCACAAAATAATGCACGTGAAATGCACGCGCACTTTGGGCTCAAAGAAAAAGCCTCTGATTAACGTCAGAGGCTTTTCTGTTTGTGTCTAATTGAAACAAAAAATTATGTCTCTACCGGGCTCACCGGCCAGGTAATATCCGGTGCTGTAGACGTATCAACACGGTTAAGCAGTACACGATATTTCTTCCAGTTGTTCAGCTGCGCTTTTTCCGCATCCGTCGCCATATCCAGATCGACAGCATCCTGGAGTGGATCGATTGCGACCGTCGCTGCAGCCATCAGGTTTGTTTTTTTCGTTACCGACACAGCCACCAGTTCCTCTTTTGTAGGCGGTGGAATATCTCCCCAGGCAGGCAAACCGTCTGCCCCCGCCACCCTTGTTTTTCCTGCCGGTGCATTCGTGAATGTGCTGAATACATCCTCATCTACCTCTTTCCCGTCATCGGGCCATGAACCTGCGGCCTCGTAATTTTCTTTCAGTGACAGGGGGTAAAAAGCGTTATTTTTGGCGCTGTACATGTACATCAATCATTCCCCTATGGCGAAGATATAAACGGTGGTGGCGACGCGAACCTTGCTGCCGTCATACGCTGAAACCAGGCATGAGCTGGCGTTATAAATCGCTGCTGACGCCCAGTTAGGCACATTCACATCGACAGGAGAGGCAACAATCATATTGGCACCGGACATGAACGGGATGGGGAAACTTACCTGAACAGCCGCTGACGTACTTGTGGTGACCTGGAACCACTGCAGGATTTTCCCGCCCGGCAATTTCTGCCAGCCGCTTCCTTTAGTAAATGAGTTCATGTCTGGGATCTGATTCGCACCAGAACCTACAGTAAAGGTGGCTGCATTACCCAGACCGAGATTATTCCTTGCATCCGCAGCCGTTGTTGCGCCCGTGCCGCCGTTTGCCACGGGTACAGTGTTCATGGTCGCGACGTTTCCCAGGCCGAGATTAGTCCTTGCGTCTGCGGCTGTAGTTGCCCCTGTACCGCCGTTTGCGACAGGTGCTGTATTCTGGGTTGAAAGCGTTCCCAGCCCGAGGTTGGTTCTCGCGTCTGCCGCTTTTACCGCGCCCGTGCCTCCCCGGTCTACTGGCAGAGCTACCGTCTTGCCGGTTGAATCCTGAGCGCCCCACGTCCCGCTGTTGGCCATAACAAGCGAATAATTGTTATTGGGCGACAGCATGTAGTTGTAAGCGCCGGCAGACTGGTCATTGGTTGACGAGAAGCCCTGTAAGTTAAGATTTTTACGGGCATCAGATGCGTTTTTCGCGCCGGTTCCGCCGTTGCCCAGGGCCAGCGGGATAATACCGGTATCTGTATTCCACGCGCCCCAGCCACCGTTATTTACGAGAACGTAGCTTTTCTTGTCCGGTGAGCGGATATGCGTTTCGTCGGGTGTCTGCTCATATCTGTCGATACTCAGAGCAGGTATAAGAGCGGTGACGAAATTAGATAACAGCGTGGCAATGTCGCCATTGTCTTTTGCGTCCAGCCCGGCAGCAGCAATAATCTGTCCTACCATTGCAGCCACTGTTGTGGACTGCCTCAGCGCCTTGTTAATTTGTGCTGAGGAAGCTTTGCCCGATTGAAAACCCGTCTGGAGTGCAGGGAGATTTTCATAGTCACCCTGCGATGTGACGTTCGCACTTGCGTCCATTGCGAAAGCTTTAAAATTGTTCACTGACATCAGAGTTTCGTCTCCCATGCGCCGCTGTCAAAGCCCGATATGAACTCGTTTTCCATATCGAAACCAAAAAATGTACTTCCCTCAGACGGTGTGATGACCGAGGGGATTTGAATACTTCCGGCAAATGCGCCCGCTGCTTTTACTGTTAGATAGCCCTGACGGATGGCCGCAATGAGTTCTCTCGACACCAGGCTGATATCCTTTTCAGGAAACACCCAAAGCCCGACAGTCATGTCCTGCCCGTCTACGATCTGCATCGTCAGGCCGGAACCGGCCAGCGCGTTATCCAGAATTCCTTTTAACGAACCGTTGGTGCCGTCCCAGTTGTTAATAGCGATTTTGGCTTTGAGGATAATCCGGTAGGTTTCATCACTGAGACGGGTATAGCCGCTGTCCGGATCATACGGCCCCTGCCAGACACCCTGATCCCAGCCCAGACCATCCGTATCAAAGGAGAAATAAACCCCTGAAATAGGTATGGCCACAGTGCGGCTCCGGCCTATCCATTCCCCGAGGGTGTCCAGCTGAACGCCCACGGCCTGATCGATATCAAAGGCCGTCAGTAGCCCGTCCATGGCTCTGCCGGTATCCGTGAGGGGGCGTGTGGACAAATCGACATGCTGCGTAAAAAGAGGCTTAGTCCGGTGATAATTGGTTATCAGGTCGGTGTATTTGCTCATGACGCCACCGTGACAGTGATGTTATCCACCGAACAGGTCACCGCCTCGTTAAACGCCGTAACAATATTGGCCGGTGCCACCGTTGCCGCCGAACGCCCGATCTGCAGGCTGTTGATGTCGTAATAGCGGCTTTCCCCTCCGCTCACCACGCCAAGGTTTGCCGGTGAGTAAACACGGCTCAGCAGCAGATCATCCCCGACATCCAGCGAGTTAACGTAATCCGCAATCGCCTTTTTGATGTCATTACCGACCTGCGTTGTGTAGCCCTGAAACACCTTTAGCGTGATAGCCACAAACACGGGTACCGGTGATGATCGTGAAAAACTGATGGTGTGGGGGTTTTGCCACGCGTCAGGGACGGTTACGGAGGTGCTGCCAAACGTGGCGACGCCCTGCCCTTTTTTGCCCTGAATCACCTGAGCAATGGCGTTGATGTCTCCACCGTCAACAATTGCCGCTACGGAGTGCGCAGGCAGTCCGTTTGCGTCCTGACTGCCGGTGTCGTTTTCATACAGTTTGTGACGTGTCACGCCATTGACGTTTGCGATCGCCCCGTCCAGCGCCGCAAAAGGCGTCATGGACGGAAGCGCAACGCTCTGACGCTGACGGATGCGAAGTTCTGAGTCCGATTCTGCTGCACTGCCCACCGTGGCCGCTGACGCATTGGTTACGCTAAGCCATCCGCGCGTTGGCGTGTTAATTTTACTGACCGAGCCCGCCACAGCAGCGACAGCGCCCGACACCGCACAGGTGGAAGTGGCGATCACGGTACCGCCTGGGCCGATGGTCACACTTGCAGGCAGGTTCCAGACAATACCGTTGGCGTCCTTAACTGAACCGTTGGTAATCGTGGTACCCGCCGCACCGGCCAGCGTCAGATCAGCGGTTGAGTTCGTTGCCGCACGGCGAGTGATACCGTTAATTTTAACGTTACGTGAAAGCGCGTCTGTCATACCTGTTGACGGCGAGAACGAGTTGTAAACCGCAATGGCGGTGTTGTTGGCATCGTGAACGGCCAGTGCCACCAGCGCCACCATCTGGCCGTCTTTACTGTCCGGATCCAGATAGGCATCGGTACCGTAAATCTGCTGAAAGTAGCCAGTTATGGTGGTGAGGATGGTCTGATAAGCAGGCGCACTGATGCCCTGGGCGGTTACCGTTGCCGATAGCCCCAGCGTGTCTAGGTTGAGAGCCATTAAGCCTCGCTTGTAACGGTGGTCGTCCCGTAGATGGTGTCAATCGTCGCGGTGAAGGTTACCCGGCGACTGGTGGTGTTCAGGTTGGTATCGAAAGAGATGAGGGATTTAACGCCCTTTGTCTCAAGGATGCGCTGGCGTATGGCGAGGCTGTACGTTTCCGGCTTCTGCTTTCCGAGTACCGACTGTATCCATGGCGTTCCCGCCGTGGTATCAAGGAACCACTGACCATACCAGAGCAGAAAGCGCGTTTTCACTGCCTGCGCCACCGCGTCGGGTGAGTTAATCTGCCAGGTATCATCGCCACGGCCAAATGTATAGTCGCCATCGTCGTCTTCTCGTCGGTTTCTCATTGCGGGCCGCCCGTCTGACTACCGCCCGACTGGACGCCTGAGTGAACGTGTCCGGTCTGGCTGATGCCCTTCGCTACCTGATCGCCGGTTGATGTCACGGTACCGTTAACCTGAATGTTGCCGTTCACTGTAAGCAGTGGCGTGGTGATGTTCACGTTGCCCCCCTGCATCAGTTCGATAAAGCTGCTGCCATCGTCGGTGCGAACCTGAACGGATGTTGTACTGATGCCGGATATTTTCTGCGCCTGTGACTGTGGGCCAACAAAAGCAAATGCATCGGATAAATCATGCTGGCGCGGATCAACGGGCTCCTGAACGCCGCCATTCTGCCACCAGAAATCGATGCAGCGATCGGAAAACACCACCAGGCATTCGTCGCCGGCTTTCACCGGAAACGTGATAGTGCAGCCGCCGCCGCGAGGAAAGATAACAGGCACATCAGTAAGCAGTGGTAAGGCCGCTGACTGAATTTGTCCCTTTGCGTCAACACCCTGACATGCTATTGCAGGCTGAACTGTGCAGGTGCATGTCGCCGGATCGAATGACTGAACAATGCCGGGTAGAGACACGCGCAACATGGAAAAAATGGTGTTGTACAGTTGCGAACTCATGTGCTCACTACTGCCTACCTGAGAATTTAACGAAACGGGCATTTGCTTTTCTCCGGGCATAAAAAAACCCGCCGAAGCGGGTTGGGTTCATTTGGCCTTTCCACATTTAGTTAAATACATATATAACTTGTCATTTCTTGTCTGAAGTCCATCACCGTCATCTACTCTGAAAGGATCAGACACTGAATAAGTTATTCCTAAAACAGGGAAATACCATCTGGGTTCTGCTACTACACGAATAGCAACATTATAAAAGCCGACGTATCCACCAAGGGAGTTTTTTGCGTTAAGTTCCCCGCAAACATAGCCACTCGCTACAGAATCTTTTTGTTTTTCATCGGGATGAAAAAACATATCCTTGAACTGAGCGCTTTCAGGATCCTTGAGATTCTGTAAAAGTCCTTCTTTTCCAACCTTGATAAGCTGATCGTCAGTAGGTTTACAACCCGATAGGATGAATATGCTTAATGCAGCGACCAGTAATTTTTTCATTTTGCTTTCCCAAGAGGTTTTGTAGGTTTAATCCTAAAGGGAGCTTTTTGTAAAAGGAAGAAAGAAAGGATTTATTTTGCGTCGGTCAAATCAATATCAATTTGCATAAAACTCATATAAGGGTGGCTGGACTTCAAGCATAAATACCTAGTGTCAAAACTACGTCCCCAATATGCAAGCCAGTCCTCCAGTTCTTCACGCGAGTAAAACTTACAGGCAAGTCCCTCAGCCATTTCAACGATATCATTGCCTGGAGCTGTAAGTTCATAACCATTAAGCAAAAGGAAAATATATCCGGACATCATAGCTGTACGCTTGTTGGCGTTAGCAAAGCAATGGTTTTGAATGAGGCTTTCTATCAGAAGTGAGGCCAGATAGTACATGTCCTCTGTCTGCTCATAACATCTGGCTATGCTGGGTCTTGACTGAGAGGAACCTAATAGATGATGGCTTAAAACTGAAACAGGCTCATCCGGTGTCTGAGCCTGTATAAGAGCTTTGTTTATTACAATGATGTCTTCGGAACTGAGGTAATGAACGCCATCAACGAATTGCCCTTCGATAACAATCATTCATTCAGACCTTTGACAGGTCTTCCATGGCTTTCTCATAGCGTGTAAAGCCGAAATCAAAAGCCATAGTGACCTGATCTTGATGCGTTGCATCGGCTCCTAATGCTGCTCGTGGAGTAGCTACTATGCTCTTGTCACGAGGCGGAATGTAAAGCCGATCTGCCTTTTTCTGTGCGTGACCCATGGATATACCTCTGAAATCGGTGTAAAAAAATGCCTCAGCGATTGCTGAAACATGAATTGCAGACTGATAAGACCAACTGTTTTTCGGCTCAGTAGTTACCAATCTGGTAATAGGAGTGTATTACCTCAAGGTACATGCTGCAACTTGTTCTTAAGGATTGTTTGTAACCGTTGTACTGTGGTTGACTACTACCTGTAGTTGTTATCGGTTCAGTTACTGGAAGGCTTTAGGCTTCTTTTGAAGATATATGTAAACATCTTCGGATGGTGATAAATCAGACGTTTCCATATAAGGAAACAGTACAGTTACTTAACCCGCTTGCAGTCATAGGTCCAGAACTGCCGCGGCTCGTCCATGTTCTTGCGGATCACTTCAACGTTGAGAATCGCTTTTCCGTTGCGCTTTACGTAGTCAAGGCCCAGCCAGCGGCCCACGCTCGCATCCGGCAACATCCACTGCATCATGACGTTATCGAAATCGTCCTTCTGCTTAAGGAAAGTCATCTTTTGCGTTTCAGGCACCTGGCCATTGATGTGCATAAGGCCATCATGCCCATCGGCCAAACTGAACGGACCGCATTGCATTCCATTTGCAGAAGAGACGGCTGGAAGGAACATGAAAGCTAAAAGATATTTTTTCATTCAGCTGTAAAAACCTTACTAATGGTACTGGAGGATTGGAGTTCTTTGGCACCTTTGGCCAGACAGAGTAGGTCCATGTACCAGTTCTGCCCGCGCGTATCACCAGTATAATCAATACTGCCTACAGTGTAATCACCATCAGTATTTATTGCGGCCGGTTGCGAACCCGTAATGCCATCAACATACAGATTGCCGTCGCTGGCGCTTTCATTCAGCCTGGCGGGTGACATCCCGATTTGCTCATTACTGAGAGCCACGCGATAGACGGATGCCTGATCGAGGCGAACCAGACCGCCCAGCTTGATGGCTGGATTAATCAGGCACCGGACGTTTACGCCTGCCCCCATCGTCTGCTGTGGCATCCCTATAAGGCCGGTACTGGAATTGAGCACTACCACCTCATCGATGTATTTCGACTCAGGAACAATATTCACCTGATTATTTTCATACCACCAGTTGGCCTGGCACTTTCTGGCAATGCCGTACATCACATCAGACGTGTTACCCACCAGCACGCGCCCGCGGGGGAAAACCGTATCGGGGAAATCGGGTACAGATCCGGCCGTGATGCCATACGGCTGATACGTCTTCATCCCCGCTTCGAAAAGGTCTGAATATTTCCAGCCGGCTGCCACGGTGGTTCGGACGGACGCATATAAATGCCCCTGCCAGCCATCAATACACTGCAGCAGCAGCCAGGAGTCGGTAACGTTGTCCGACAGGCCCGCAAATGAATAGCTGTGCGTCTGGAATTCGTCGCTTTTGTCCATCAGCGTCATGCCTTCGATGGACTGAAACAGGCGGATCATGTCGATGTGCTTCATCAGAGCCGCTTCGCGCTCGTCACCAAACCCGAGAATCTCACGCAGTTTTTCGATGCTGTAGGTGCGCAGATGTGCTTTATTCACCAGCTGCGCCGCGCCGGTTGATGCGCTGTCGAACGCCATGATGCGATCGTAAAGACGTTCAACCACCGACATGCCCCAGCCGTTTTCGGTATACGCCTGCTGGTAAGGCAGGCCCACACCGTCCATGCGGATCAGGCGGCTGTGGTGAATCTTCCACGCCGGGATGCCGTTTTGCGCGGCCACCACCTCATAATATTTTGGCTTGCCCAGGTCGGGACCGGGCTCGGTGATAATTTCCGTGATGGTCTGGTTGAGCATCCAGCGATCGAGCACCAGCATGCCTTTGAACTGATCGCGACCGATGGTTTCCATGCGCAGAGGTGAGGACATATCCTGACCGTCAATCAGCAGCACACCTACCGCCCCGCCGTAAAGGCGTGACCACTTAATCGTGTCGCTCAGCGCTTCCCACAGCGCCAGCTCTTCCCAGCGGCCGGTCAGTCTGGCTTTTGCCTTGTGGTCCATCTGCGACGTGATGGTGACGCCCTTGCGCGTCATATCATCGGCGATGGTGTCTACCGCGGCGCCCACAATCCACGATGAACGGTAGGCGAACTCCAGCAGCACGCGGTTACGTGAGGTGAAATTCGGCATGTAGGTGCCGTGACCGCTGAGGTTGCCGGACTGGAGGCCCAGACGGGATACAAAGTTGTCGTAACCGTCGAACGTCTTTGTCGCTGCCGCACTGTGCTGGCGCGGGCGTTTCTTACGAGCCATTTTTACCCCTTGCCAGTAAATCCCAGATATCCATCGAGGTGAACTCCATCGGGGCGTAAGCAATCATCGTGGAGTCAGCCAGGTTGGGCGATTTGGTGCCGTCCGGCTTTTTGTCCACGACGATTTTGCCCACGCCGTTCACCGAATAGGTGGGCTGTGAGAGTTCGACGATGAGTTTGTTTTTTAGCTTCATGCTGCCGGATATCGAAATGATTTCGTCAGGACTGAAGGGCATCTTTTCTTCGACGGCACGCCAGGTATTGCGGAACAGGGTGCGCAACCGCCACCAGCCCTGCGCTTTGGCATTTGCGAAGAAATCTTTATTCAGCCGCCCTTGCTGGCCATATTCACCCGGCACCGCTTCATCTTCCGGATTGGCAGGTGATCCGCTGCCACGATATGGCGTGGCGGTAATCTG